CCATACAGAAGCGCATTGTGAAATATTTGGCAATGAACTCCGCAGTGTTGCGCCAAGCATTGCAGTCGATGAAGTCGGTTTCCTTCTCGGTGCCATCCTTGGGGTTGTAGTCCCGATCCACGGCGATGGTGAAACTGGTCACAGCCACGCCACTGCCGGTGCGCCGAAGCTCAGGATCTCTCGTGAGACGGCCCATAATGGTAATATGATTAAGCATTTGTAGTTACCTCCATTTTTCTCAGCCGATAAGTGCAATAACTTGTCGGCTCATCGTATCTGTTTCTTCCTGTTGTCCTCTCGGACACGATGGGATAGCCCTGTCCTTTGAGGTCTGCGATTCTCGATGCCAGTCGCATAATGCCGTATTCGCTCATTGCCTCTAAAGATGTGATGGAGCCGAAGTCCTCCAAATGACGGAGGACTCGCTCACACTGAGTCAATTTAGCCATTCTCGATCACCTCGCCGGTAGACTCATCCACAACAGGTGTGGCATCTACATCGATGATGGTCTCATCCGGCACATCGTACATATCCTCGGAGATGCCGTGCTTCACGGTCTCGTCCTGCACCGCCTGACGGACGAAGTCGGACTTCAAAGGTGCGTACTTGAGGACTCTCTTGAGGACCGTCTTCTTTGCCATCTCCTCAAAATTGGTCTTCCAAGGAGAGTAATTGCTGTCATAAGCCTTGCTGTACTTGGATGCGTGTCTGCGGACATCGTCCATACTCATAACCTCAAAGCCGAAGCCGCCGCTCTTGGTCTTGAATACTGCGTAGACCTTGATGGGTTCACCTCTGTTCGTGTCTGCAGGCTTGTGGGTCAACTTCGGCTCCAAGCCGTACTCACAAGTGAACTCGTCATTTGCGTAGACCAAATGAGCCTGGATAACCTCCACCTCGCCGGAGCGGTATGCCAAATCGATGAGACCCTTGTAACCAAGCTGGAACTGTGCCTCCATCGTGCCGTGGTTCATATAGGGAAGAACATAGGCCTGACCAAGAGGTGTGTTCACTTCCAGACCAAGTTGTGCGGATGTCATCATCGCGCCAAGGAAACTCTTCGGGGAGCAATCAGCCAACTTAGGATTGACGGAGATTGCTGAAAGAACGATGCGCGTGAATCGCTCCGGGGTAATGACGGAAGGAAGCGCCTTTGCAATCTCACCTTCCATGCTCTTGATGTACTGCTGCATAGACTTGTTGCCGTTCTGGGTGTTTGCTAATTGATTCTGAATTTTACCTGCCATGATTATTTACCTCCTGTTTTTTCGGTGACCCGGAAGGGTCTTGTGTTTGATGTTTTGAAATATTTGCTTACATCCATCTGCGGATGGTCTGCTATGAATTTTTTGGAGTCGAAGGTGGATCTCGTTTGAGTCTTCCAGGAGACCTTGTACTTCTCCCCTTCTCCCCTCTCACACTCTTGCAAGTGAGCCTTGATTCGGTTTACGATCCCATCGATCGTGTTGGCAATATTGTCGAGTTGCTCCTTGAGTCGGAAGTAGTCATCCAAATCCTTTTCAAAGGAGCCGATGCCGATGGCATCATCGATACTGTTGGGATAGAGTGCTGACAGAGTGTCAGCAGTAGATGAGGCACCGTCTGCATTGGGAGGGATATCACTGTCCACCAGTTTCTTGAACGCCTCTTCTGCATCCATTAAAGCCTTGATTTCTTCCTCATCTCGCTCAATGGTGAACCACTTGAAATCCCGGTTACCGATGAGGACTGCTAAGTACCACTTCTGCTTGCCTGTGACCGCCATGTAGTGCATACACTGACAGTAGTAGTTGCCAGGGAACTCACCACCCTTGAACTTCTTCAGGTTCAGTTCGGAAGTGGTCTTGATTTCAAGGCCTGCATCCTCACCTACGATCTCACGGTCAATGTTGGCAATCGCCCAAGGATACTCGTCATTGAACCAACTGAAGTTGCTCTTGCGTACCTTCTTGCCGGTTTCCTCTGCGAATTTCTGCGCCACGAAATCTTCCAGGTATGTACCTACTTCCGTAGCCAAGTTCCCTTCAAAGCCGGGGAGTCTGCCGGTCTTCTCTGCCCAAAGCGCGTAGGGAGAAACAAATGCGTTCATTCCTACAACGGCGGCAGCATCCGATCCACCAATGTACTTGTGTCTCAGCGCCAGCCACTCTTCGTGGTTAGCGGTAGCCTGTTTTGTAATCATCTCTTCTTAACCTCCACATACCGACCGAATACGAAAGTGCCTGCTATTACAGATGCGCCGGAAATCACTACCGTAAGCCATCCTGCCACGGCACCTGCAAAGCCAAGGATCACGAAGGTCAATCCTATAGTTGCCAGTCCACAGACCTTCAGCCACAGTTTTCTCAGGCTGCGCTCACGCTCGATCTTGTCTGCAATGGACCGTTCATAGGAACTGCGTACATAATTGGCATTCACGATGCCCTCCCACTCATCGGTGGTGTTCAGTTTTCTCTTCTGTTCCATATTTTTAGATTCCTTTCATTAGTAAGGCCTTAAGGCCATCTATAACTTGCGCTTCTCTTTTTGCTCTTTCCTCATCACTCAGGATGGGGCGATGGATTCTCACTGTGTTGTTACCAACCTGAATCGTCTTTGTTCGGTAACCTTCCCTAATACCGGTTACCCATTCAGTTTCCATATGGTTTCCTCCTTTGTCGCTTTAGTTCGTGTTTACCGAACCTTTTGGGCAAAAAAATATTCACCAACTTCGCCAACAGAAATATCCAGTACCTGGCAGATCATAAAGATCTCCTTTTGCTTGAAATTAGCCTTATTATTGAGCTTCTCACTCATAGAACCCGGTGTAATACCAATGCTTTTTGCTAAAGTTTCCTGAGTAAGTCCCTTTTCCTTGATTTTTCCAAGCAATTTAGAATAATCAAATCCCATGGTGCATCCCCCTCTCTTCTTTTGCGTGTGCATCGGTTCGTAATTTACGAACCGCAACACAAACATACCACAGCTGTAGAATAATGTCAAGAGGAAATTCGTCTTTTACGAAAAATTTTTTCGTGAAGGGCGAACTTTATATTGATTTTCAGTAGTTTTGGTGGTACTATAAAGGCGAGGAGGTGATTACCAAATGTATCAAAATCAAGTAGAATCATGTGGCACAAGAATAAAGAAGGCGCTATCGATTCGAAATATGAGACAATCAGAATTATGTGAGAAAACGAAAATATCAAAGAGTGTACTAAGTGAATACATCAGTGGTGCCTACGAACCAAAGCAAGACAGAGTATTCTTACTGTCCCAGGCGCTGAATGTAGATCCTGTATGGCTTATGGGTTTCGATGTTCCCATGGAAAAAGAACAAAAAAAATTCTCCCCCCATGATCCACTCACAGAGGGAGAAAAAGTTATGTTGGAACTGTTCAGGCAGATTCCTGTCGATCAGCAGCCGGTGGTCTTGGCGATGATTCGCGCTGCTTTATGTACTGACAAATGATGTCTATGGCAGTCATCAAAGCCTTTTGGGGGTTGTCATTGGTTCGGATTAAGTACATGAGTTCATATTCATTTCTTGTCATAAGTTCTACTCCCCTTTCGCAATTCCATTATCGAACAGTTGTTCTATAACAAAATTATAGTTAGTTGTAACTAAACAGTCAAGTGTAAATTTTGGTAAACAGTCCACTTTATTGGACGGATTAAATTGAGGTATAATTATGGACATCGATGTAATCGACATTAAGACTTTAAGAAAGAAATATCTAAAGAAGAGAATCTATGTTGACAGATTCCAAAAAGATGTTTCTACATTCTTTAACAATGTGACAAAGGAACTGGAACTTGAGTTCTCCCACCTTGTCAAATGGTCCGGCGATGAGTATAACTACACAATTATCCTGACCTTGGATGACGATTCCACCATCACCAAGATCTCTCCGTTGAGATGCGAACGGCTTTGCTTTGATGATGCGACCGGCAGCGGATATAAGGGTAAGCGAGTAGACGAGTATGATTATTACCGCCTCGACTGCCTTCTAACAACAGTCATTGAATAAAAAGATGTGGGGGCTTCAGTCTCCAAACTATCCACCCCCACACCCGGAGTGATAGGTTGTTTCCAACCTGGAATTAGCCTATCATTTCACCGAAGCATTTTCAATACTCACATCTGATAGTTTTGCTATCTCATCTGATAACGAGAATATCACATTTGATATCGCAACTATCATATCTGATAATTTTAATATCACATTTGATGAAATGAGAGGTAATATAAGATGCCATTTTCCCCTGAGACCCTAGAAGAGAAGCCCTATAACATTTGCATAAGCTGTCCCAAGATCGGGCAGACCTGTGACGGCCCCAATTTCCTTGCTATGTCCGTTGACCGTTGGTGTGAATGGTGTCACCTTCGCAGAGATCATTTGAAATGGAAGAATCAAACCATTGCGGATAAAGCTGGTGTGTCCAAGATGTCCATCGACAGGATTATGGCAGGTGATGTTAAGGACCTGCGCATCACCACCATGCAGGCTGTCACGAGAGCATTGGTGAATGGCACATGGGGACAATCTCCCTGTGTACTGGTAACCGAAACAGAAAAGGAAATTCAAGTGGACAACCCTGTCATCGTTGCGCAATGCCAGCACCTGCAGAACACACTCGATACCTTGACGGAAGAACATAAAAAGGATCTTGCATTTATCCGCGAGGAGGCTCAGAAAAAGATAGACTTCCTCCGGGAGCAGGTCACTATTAAAGATAAGCAAATTGAATGGATGCATTCACTTATTCAAAGCAAAGAAAGGAGTTGATAATATTTGAGTCTAATATCACCAGAACTAAAATTTAAGATATGGATCTTGTACCTGCGTAAGTCCCGGCAGGACGATCCCAACGAAACTGTGGAAGAAGTCCTTGCTAAACATGAGATGCAACTTCAGGAGTGGGCTGAGAGGGAGCTGGGTCACCGCATACCAGAGGAATACATCTACCGTGAGATTGTGAGTGGTGAGCGAATTTCTGACCGTAGAGAGATGCAGAAGGTCTTGAGAGCCATTGAGAGCGATGAGGTTGCCGGAATTATCTGCAAGGATGCACCCAGACTTTCTAGAGGTGATCTTCTCGATTGCGGCACCCTGCTCACAACTCTACAGTTTACTTCCACTTTGGTAGCCACTCCGATGATGGTATACAACATCGAGGACAAGATGGAGCGCAGGTTCTTCCAAGACGAATTGCTCCGTGGTAGTTCTTACTTAGAGTATGTCAAAGAGGTTCTTGCGACCGGCAGAGAAATCGCTGCAACCAAAAAAGGTGCATACATCGGATCGGTTGCTCCGTATGGTTACAAGAAGATAAAGGTAGGAAAGATTTGTACCCTTGAACCTCACGAGACAGAAGCTGATGTGGTTCGTATGATCTTTGACTGGTATGTCAACCATGATATGTCCTTCTATGCAATCGGCAAGAAACTTGACTCCTTAGGTATTCCACCGCAAAATGGTGAACAATGGCGAGCCTCTACTGTTCGATTCATTATAGGAAACCATCACTACCTCGGTAAGGTTGTATGGGGCAAACGAAGAGAAAAAGTTGTAATGGAAGATGGTAAGCAAGTTAAAAAGCGCAAGAGGGTAAGTGCAGATCAGTGTATCATCGCTGACGGTATGCACCCAGCACTGATTGACCAAGAAACATTTGACAAAGCAAATGAGAAGATACTTAATAATCCGCGCATTACCAACTCCGCTAAGTTAGCCAATCCCCTTGCCGGTCTACTCGTCTGCGCTCACTGTGGTTATGTCTTGCGCAGGGCTCCGTATCCATACGCAGAGGATCGCTACAAGTGTGTGACACATAACCCACCATGTATGAAATCCATCAAAATGAAGGAAGTTCATGATGCCGTTCTTGAAGTTTTAGAATACTCAGAACTGCCAAACCTCAAAGCAAAGCTGAAAGAGGATCAAGGCAACTCAGCCGTGATTCAGCAGAAGATCCTAGACGGCCTGATGAAAAAGATGGAAGTATTCAAAGAGCAGGAAGAGACGCAGTATGAGCTTCTTGAGACAAAAAAATACACGCCTGAGCTTTTCGAAAAACGAAACGCAGCTCTGCGTGAGAAGATGAAACAATGTGAAATTCAAATTGCTGAGACAAAGAAAACTATTCCAAAAGCTGTGAATTATGAGGAGCGAATTCTTGCCCTTGAAGATGCCATAAAAGCTATGAAGGAAAATACCTTATCCGGCGAAGACCAGAACAAAACACTCAAGAGAATCATTGAAAAGATTGAGATATCCACCTATCCCCTACCTAAAAGAAACACAGGATGTGAATTGGATATTACCCTTATTCTTTAGTGCGCCAAGATATGGGTATCATAATTAGCCTAATTCCAAAGGCTGGCGCATCATATCTAAGGTATCTTTATGGAATTCGGGCAGTTCATCCAAGAACAAGACACCCTTATGGGCCAGGGAAATCTCGCCGGGTCTGGGATTTGTGCCGCCACCGGCAAGG